AGAAAAGGCCCCCCGGGGGGATACCGTCTATGGTATCTCTACGAGGTCTTTTCGAACACTCCACATCATGAGTGTATAATAAACTGATGACCTTTAAATTTCACCAACCCTTGACCTGTAATGTCAGTGGACAGAGTGCTCCTCTGTTCCCGGTTACCGTGTTCCAGGACACGATTGTAATCCTGCGCCTCACCAGCGCTGCGTGCACGTCTGCATAAGGAAACGTGCCTTCCCCATGTCTCTATCAATTCTTTGGTGAGTGACCGCCCTAGTTGCTCATCCTATGGGATTCTTCTCTCATGGGTTCTTTGTGGCATGCGAATGTCACCTTAATTGGAGGTCTTTAATTAGATATCCTTTCTTCATCTTTGATATGAGTGTCGGAATTTGATTCCTAGTCTCTGCAAAACAACCCCACTTGATGAATTCAACTTTTCAACCGCACAAACATAATCAGGTTTTTAAATTGAATGTTTCTAAATTCTAAATTTAGTTTATTTAAGTAGTTTGCCATCTTGACTCGATGTAAAATTGTCATACAAGTCTTCTTTTCTTTTCTTTACACTTTGAAGTTTGCACTTAGCAGTCGTTCTGCACAGCTTTCGAGTTTTGTTTGATCGACATCGCAACTTCCACCCACCTCTCTTTTTCTAGTGTTGAATGCGGCTAATCCTAACCCGAGAGCAATAAACCCAGGTTTATTGTCGTAACGCGCAAGTCTTGGACGGAACCGACTATACACACACCTCTTTACCCTTTAGTACACCCTTGGTACGATGGCTCCCACCCGCAGCAAGAATGTTTCTGCCATCAATGTTACTGGTCCCATTGCTGACCTCCTCAGACCTTTCCCTGTGATTGGTGCTGTGGCAGGCGCACTTCAGGGACTCGCCTCTTCCTGGCTCTCCAAAACAACAAATGGCTTACTTAACAACTCTGGTTTTGAAATCGGAACTGGCACATCGGACAGGATACTTTCAGTCACAGCTGGATCTTGCGGTGTTTCCGCTCAGGAAGCGGTCACCGTTCGAGATGGCTGGGCTGGTGAAAAACCCACGGATGTTGGCGTCCCTTGCTCTGACAAACCCACACTTCCTGGACCCGCAGCTGAGCGTTTGGAGTACGTTTGGAAAGCCGAATGGACTGCAAATGCTAATGTCGATGAAAACATCTTTCCCAAAAAGCTTGCTATACCCCAGTGCTTGTTCATCGACACACCAACGAACCCTTCCACCACATTCCTTCCTAACGCTGCACGTCATGCCCTTTCACGAGCTTCATTCACGGTTGTTGTGACCGTGAACGCGAACCCATTCACAGCAGGGGTACTTCTCGTCGTGGCCATCCCAAATGTGCCGACGAATGAGGATTTCCCTGACCCCGATTCCACGCTGCCCATCTCCCAGCTTACACTGTACCCTCACCAATTCATTAATCTCAAAACAAATAATCAGGCTACTTTGCACCTCCCTTACCATGGTCCCGGTCCCCTGATGAACCATCACTCCACTTCCATGTACAGAATTTGCGGTTTCGTCTTCTCCAAGTTGGTTAAGACGAATGCAATTTCTGGTGGCACCGTACGGTATACCGTTCAGGTTGCCCCTATGGATGTTGAGTTCTATGGTCTTCACTACCCGCTCCGTCCCAATGCAGAACTTGATTTTGCAATAAATCAGGGTCTTGCAGTCCGCCTTGCTCCCAACACAGCTTCTATAGTCACAACTTCCCCATTGGATGATGTGGTTGTTCTGGCACAGGGATCGCAGACTGAGATGCCTACCGGGTATTTACCTGGTATGGTTGAGTCTTTCTGTCAACCCTTGTCCGTTCCAACGAGAATGACCACAATCGGTGGCTCAAACGGTGGTTTCGATGTCACTTCCTCGGATGTGGCTGGAACCTACGTTTATGCCTTCCCAATTGATTTAGCTAATTTGGCCTTTGAGACAACATATTTAGGTTCAATCTCTAAATTGTTCACACATTGGACTGGAGAGCTCACATTTTCATTAATGTGTGCTGCGAATTCGATGACCCGAGGTAGGTTACTTGTGTCATTCCTTCCAGGGATCACAGAAGTTCCACCTACCATGGAATTGGCAATGCTCGGGACATACCAAATTTATGACATAGGGCTGAATTCTACTTTCATCTTTCCTATCCCTTTCATTTCTTCCACTTTCTGGCGTGTTACAAAAGGGTATGGTATCGGTGCGCAGAATGGTGGTCGTTTCTACGATGACCATGTGCGTGCTGGTGTCATAAGTGTTTGGGTCTACACAGACTTTCAAACACCTTCCCCAAATAACGCGACAACTGTTTCCTTCATTCCTTTCATCTCCTCAGGGAATGGATTTGCACTTAGGCTTCCACAAGATCCTAATGTGTTCGTCCCTCCCTATGACCCATCCCTCCCCGTGCGACATGAAGCTCCTGAGCCGACTGTTCACATGGGGTCCGCTGATGCGAGTGAGGCCGCGGCTGCGCCCACTCAGGCGGACGTTGATGGGACCCCTGCTTCGTATTCAAATTTGGAGCCTGGGCAGCCCGTGGAAACCAAATCCTCGGATGTCTGGGAAGGTATGTCTGGTTTTACCAGTCACACCTCTCCTGACATGCTGCTATCAAATTATTTTGGCAGGATGCGTCTGATGGGAACTTATTACGGCTCACCCCCTGCTGGTTCTGGCGTGAACCTCCCAGCGCGCCGAATCACATCCCAAAAGTTAATTCCCATCTACTGGGGTTCATTCATCGATGAACAGCCAGTGACGCTCCTGGAAAATTTAACATCCCTCTTCCTCTATGCCCAAGCTGACGTGCGTGTAGATATAATTGCTTACCCCACCTCTGGCAAGACTGTTCTCAACGACGGGACTGCTTCCAATGTTGAGATCCGGCTGAATCCAACCAATCAGGGCAAATTGAGAGTTGTAAATTTACCACCTGGATATGCCAAATTTAAGAAGAATTATGAAACATTGGGCGATGATTTCTCCACGATTCCAGCTGAAGAACTTGCATGCTTCCCTTCTGTAACCACTGTGTTGCAGGGCCCTTCAAACACTGTCTCTGTGTACATACCTTATCAATCTATCTACAATGCTATCCCTGCCGCTTACGGTGGATTTGGGTATAACCGAAATCGCACCACTGCTACTGATAACTCAAACCCCAGCTCACTGAAATCTGTCTCGGAAGGGGCACTTTTCGGTGTTCTGCCTGATAAAGAATTCTGTACTATAGTGCTTGATTACTCCCTTGCCTCGTACTACACGTTCGAGGTGTTTCTCTCCTTCCACAACCTGCGCACCTTCATCCCCAGACCCTTCACGCTTCAAGCTAGAAAAATCACAATGGGCAGTAAGAGCGCTGCCATGGCTTATGTAAATGGCTATAGACCCACAGGAACTAGGGAAATGACAGAAAGGGAAACTCCAACAGACTTCTTCAAGAAGCTGATGGAAAAAGCTGCACCGGCGTGCAGGGCCGTAAAACCTGCTGCGAGCGGAGTAAGCGTCACAAACCCGTGATGTGATCCTCCCCCGCCCAGCGTCTACCGTTCCCCCATCCCCACTCCTCTCCGCGCAGAACCTAGTAAGACTCTTGAAAGTGATGTAGTTTTGACCCCACCATCAATCCCGGATGGAAGAAACATGTGATGAGGCTCGCCCACTCACCTATGGTAACATAGGGGCTTGCCTGCGTGGCACATGGAACGACCAGTCTTGTGGGAAAACCGCTACCCTGTCTCCGAGGAGACTGATGGGATATGTTTGTACCTATGTATTGGAAGTTATACTACACATTAGTAAGGATATGAAGAGTCGAGTGCCGTTGGAGTGTATCCTCCGGACCCGTGAATGCGGCTAACTCCCTCCCTCAAGCTCGCAACCAGAATCCACTGGTGCTGTTCTCCGTTTAACTACGTGGGGCACGCGAGTCGTAACGCGTAAGTTGAGGACGAGACCGACTACTTTCGGTGTTCCGTGTTTCTATAAAATTTTTATTATTATTGTATGGTGACAAATTGTGATATATAGTTTTATTGCTGTTCCTTTGCTATTTATAAAATTACAAAAAGAGTATATAGAGAAAATTTCTACTACAAATCTTTTACAATGGCTGTTCTATCTAAAATGATTCCTTCTGGTTCTCTGGAAATGTTCTCCCTGTTCTCGAACCCTCTGGCTAAAGTGAACACTGCCGCTGATTCTATCAACGAGTTGGCTGAAGTGTTAAAGGATTCGATTAATGATGATAACGTTCGGAAAGTTAATGAGGCTATTACAATTGTTCATGACGCGGCTAATGATTTCAAAAACATGACTGACGGATCATCCCTGGATTTCAAAACTCTTGTTGATACTGTTTCTGAAACTGCTAAATCCACTAAGGATACCCTTGATTCTGTTCGTGATTTCTTTGACAACCTCCCTAACCTTGTGTCCGATGTTGTTCGTGGTGCCACTTCAAGTCTGTCTTCTTGGATTTTGAAGATTATCGGTGCTATTGTCCTCCTTCGTGAATCCCCAACTAAGACCACCCTGTTTGGTGTTGCTCTCATGCTCGGTGCTGATCACTTCGCCACCGTTGCTGAGGGTTTGTTTAAATTCACTGTTAAATGTGTTGCTGCTGCTCTTGAAGTCCCCGCTTGGATTTTTGATCGCTTTGATTCCTTTCCCAAATTCGATGAGCTCATGAACTGGGTTTCAGGCGCAGTTCATGAGGGCCCAGCGCGCGCGGCTGCGAACGCTGATGCAAACAAACCAAAAGCTTCCCACCGAGAGAATGTTGTTAAAGCTGCCTCTGATACCAACACCCTTGTCAATGCTGCCAAGAATGTGGAATGGATTGTGCTTAAGATCTGTGAACTGATTAAATGGATTAAGGCTTGCCTTCAAAATTTTGAGGAAACCCCTAATGGATTTTTAGAATCAAGCAAAGGCAAGCTGTTCACACTCCTTGAGGAATCAATGGAGATGTTGGATGGTCAAAAGTTATCCAAAGATAAAATTGATAATGGATTAGAATTTGTTAAGAAAATTAACATTGCTGCTGCCAAAGTTAAGGATTATGACACAATGAAAATTGCAAATGCTGCGCATGCCAACCTTTCCAAAGCAAACATGAAGTATAGAAGTGCTCTGTACTATGAAAGATTCGAACCTGTCGTGATCTACATTCATGGCCCTCCCGGCATTGGCAAATCCCTTGCTGCCAACCGCTTAGCCAAAGCTTTCTGTGCTTATTTTGGTATTGATTTTGCTGAAAACACTTATTGCTCCCCCCCCGCTTCTGAGTTCATGGATGGTTATGCTGGTCATAAAATCCATCTCATCGACGATCTTGGACAAGATCCAGAGGGAAAAGACTGGGCTTCTTTCTGTCAAATGGTTTCCACCACTAAATTCCTTCCCAATATGGCTGCTGTAGAGGAAAAGGGTATCCCCTACACCTCTGAAATTATAATCGCTACTGCCAACTTTTCCGACCCACCCCCAAATGCTTCCCGCGACATCGGAGCGCTCAGACGCCGATGCAAATTGGCAGTCGAAGGCCGTCTCATGACTGATTACATCTTGAATGAGAAATTGGATGTTGTAAGAGCAATTGCACCCACTGGTGATCGTCATCCCTTCTTCGGGCGGGTTGATCATTACATCAATGGAGATGCCATCAAATTTGTGAGAAAAGGTATGGAGTATGGGTGTCAACCTGTTGGCTCCTATATGTCCATGATTGAATTATTCGAAGAAGCAATTAGAGAGTATGAAACCAGAAAAGCTGTTTTTGCCAAATTGTCTGAAGATGCCTATCATGAGGCTCCCCGCCCAATCCGCAATCGCACTGATTCCCTCTCCTCCTTCTGTAGTGCTTTAGATAACCTTCCCTCACCCAACCCCTCTTCCAACCTCGCTGCTTTCTTTGAAGAGCTTAATGCTGAAGATGAGTTTGATTATTGTGTTTATTGTGAGGAACTGTCTGAGTGTTGTGTTTGTGAAACCCGTAACTCCTATGCTGAGAGCAACTGTATTCGCTGTGGTAACATGGTGAAGGAGTGTGTCTGTTGCAAGGATTGCGGTATGATTGTCTGTAATTGTATGTCATACAAGAACACTTTCGCGGCCGCGAAAGAAGAAGTGATCTATGAGAACACAAGGAAAATCATTGAGGATAACAAATCAGAAGGTATCCATCCCTATTGGGGTGAGGTGCGTGCTCTTAGGATCATGAAGGAACGTGCTGAGAAACCTCTTCCTCGCTTCATCGATAATGTGCGAGCGCATGCTAAAGCCAGTAGAAAGATTGTTGCGAACTCCAGACCTGTGAAAGCAGTTAAGGATTACTACAATCTGGCTAAAGCAACTGTGCGAACTCTTACCGGTAAGGCGATCGAGGAGTGGAACAGCTTCGGTCCTATCACAAAAATAACTGCTGCTATTTCTGTTGTTGCTATCATTGAACGCCTCACAAGTATGTTGTTGTCTCTTTACCGTTACATGTTCCCTACCCCAACCTCAACTGCTGAAGCTGCCTATGGTGATGGATACATGAAGATGTGGAAGAAAGAAGCAAAAAGACGTGAACTCACTGCACCAGTGACTCACGAGATCATGCCAAACATCTACCATAAGGTGAATGCAAACACTTTCCCCATTAAGTTCCTTAATGGTGACCCAACACTACCTGAAACCACATGCATTCTGATGACCGCCCTTGGGCTCAAGGGCTGGACCTATGCGGTCAACACACACGCTTTGAATGAAGTGACCCACATTGAGCTTCGCAACTCAATCGTGGAGATGTCTGAGGTTCAACGCCATGATGTGAAACGCTTTGGAGGGATGACAGACCTCACTCTGTTGACCTTCCCCAGGCGCACCTTTACGGCTGTGAAGGACATCACTGGTTACCTCAGAAAAGACACAAGCTTACCTGCTTACCACCACCCTGGTGTATTGCTGGTTCGAGGGAGTTTTACTTGTGATGTTCTTGCCGACAACATCAAGAACTTCTCAAGAGTGACAACCGAGACTGGTGAACACCACAACGTCATAATGTACCGCGCGATGACAACGTTCGGTTATTGTGGCGCCCCTCTCCTCACCACAAACAACGCTGAATCTGTGATTCTTGGTATCCATATGGCTGGGAACGGTCATGGAACAGGATTCGCTGTGCCGATCTTTCACTCTGACATCCCTGTGATGGAGGAGGGTCTACGCACTCGCATTGGCGATGCGAAACCCGTCTTCATTAACAGAAAGACTAAGATTGAACCCTCGGTGATTCACGGAGTTTTCCCCGTCAACAAAGCACCTGCAGTGATGCGAGCTAGTGACAAAAGAATGAAGCCAGAGGTTTCGGAGAAATTCGATGCCCCTGATGGACCTTTGTTCGGCAAGTACACTGGTGACTTGAAGACACCCTTCCCCGGGCTTAACGAGGGAAAAGAGATCGTGATCGCGAGATTGCGGAAACTGATCCCAAACAAGCTCAAACCCCTTTCCCTCCACGATGCTCTAAACGGCATCCCTGGCATGGACAAAATGGACCTGAAACAAGCCTCGGGTTACCCTTACAACACTGAGGGTGTCCGAAGGCGGGATCTGATCACTGTTGACGATGAAGGCAAGTATGTTGCTTCGGAACGCCTAGTTTCTGACATAGAGGAATGTAAGAAGAAACCCTTTCCTTACACTACCTTTATCAAGGATGAACTCCGCGGACTGAGCAAGATAGAAGCCGGAAAATCTAGACTGGTGGAAGCAGGCTCTCTGCCGGTCGTTGTCGAAGGTCGGATGATCTTTGGCAATCTGTTTGCCCTGTTCAACACAAACCCAGGATTCAAGACCATGTGCGCTGTTGGGTGTGACCCTGACAAGCACTGGACTGAATTCTACCACCCGCTGACCCAAAAGGCTAACGTCTGGGATTACGACTACACTGGTTTCGATGGATCCATTCCTTCTTGTTCCTTCGATGCATTGGCTGACATTCTCTGCGAGTTCGTAGAGAACGAAGCTGATGTTCGGCGTTACATTGAGAATGTGAAAAACTCGAGGCACGTGTACGAAGGTGGAGAGTACCTTATCGAAGGTGCCATGCCATCTGGCTGTTGCGGAACTTCGGTGTTTAACAGCATCATTAACGCGACGCTGCTTTTCTCCTGTTTCACCGAAATCTGTCCCGATTTTGATCCGTTTGAGCCATTGCTTTTAGCGTATGGTGATGACATCATTATTGGTTCCGATTACGATCTGAGACCGAGCAAGGTGGCTGCATGGATGAGTGCTAACACGACATTCAAGATCACACCAGCAGACAAAGGTACTAAGTTTAATGATGAATCTGACATCCACATGGTTAGGTTTCTGAAACGGACTTTTGTGCCTGACACGGTAATCCCAACTCTGATTCATCCCGTCATGGAAGAAGACACTTTCCGGCAATCCCTCAACTGGACGAAGGATAGGAACACGTTTGGCGATTGTATAACCAACCTTTCATCATTGGCTTGGCATTACGGTCCACGATACTATGAATCATGGTGTCGCGTCATTGCTGAGAAGATGCTGGAAGTAGGTGAAGACTATCCGTCATTCATTCCCTATTCTACGCACAGGAGAAACTGGCTACGCAAATTCGAGATCGAATCCGGATTTAAGATGAAGAAGAACATCTCAGACTTCGAGTTCTGAGTGCTTTGTAGGTTAAAGGAAACCTACGCGGTGGCCGCCATAACCGCGAGCTTGGTGAGCTCAAAAGTGGCGAGGCCAAACTTTTAATCAATTGGCATTTGGTTAAATTTTAATAATTAGCTTACAATCG